TGAACTTTGGTAATGACCTTTGCGTATTTGACGCTTCTTCTTCTGCCTCTATCGCTGACAAGGAGATGACCGTTGAGACTTACAAGTGGTCTTTCTTGAACTGTAAGTCTGTCCTCGAGGCTACCTACCGTTCTGTATTGTTGAAGAAGGGTCAACACAACCCCGAGACTATGGACGGAGAGTTCAAGGATTGGGTATTCGAATACTTCGCTAAGTTGTCTGCTCAAAAGGCTTTGGAACTTGCTGGTTCTGAGTTGGTTGTTGAGATGGCTGCTGATGCTGACGTATTGGACGTTGCTGGTGCTGCTGCTTTGACTCCTTCTAACATCCTTGACAAAATGGAGGATGCTTACCAGACTATGAGCGCAGTTATGTTGGCTGGTGTTTATGGTGACGCTGACCGTCAGTACCGCCCCGCCTTCTTTATGGGTACTACTGCCATCCAGCACTACCAAATCGCTATGGCTAACTTGTACACCACCACTCCTGAGGGTGTTGCAGAAGGTAACATTCCTACCTACTACGGTATGGAAGTAATCCACTTCCCTTCATTGGCTGCCAATAAGTTCTTCATCTCTGCTCCTGAGAACTTGGTGATGGTTACCGATGACTACAACGATGTTCGCGCTATCGATATGAAGTACGAATCTGAGTTGTCTTCTGACAAGATTTGGGGTCAGTTCAAGTTGGGCTTCTCCTACTTGAAGGGTTCTGAGATTGTATACTACACTGTGTAATTTAATAGGGGGAGGCTTGTCCTCCCCCATTAACCCTTTAATAAAATAACAAATGGCTTGTTCTGTAACTATTGCTGGAATCACCTACGCTTGTACTGATATCCCTACGGGTGGTATCACTCGCGCCTTGATTGGTGATTACGATAATATACGTTCTTTGGTCTCTGTAACGGGTGGTACTGCTACGATTACTCCCGCTTCTGCTGACTTGTTGACCGACAATGACGTATTTGACCTTCAGTTTTCTAACCGCGATGGATTCTCTGCCTTCACCGATGTGAAGACGGTTAATGCTGACGGTACTTTCTCCGTTGTTCCTACCCTTTCTTTGGAATTCCCTGTGATGACCAAGGCCAAGCGTGACGAACTCGAGGCTATCTCCGCTCCTTTGGGTCGCGTTGTTGCTTTCGTTGAAACGGCTGCTGGTACTCACCACATCTTGGGCTATGACTTCGGTCTTTATGTCTCTACTGTAGATGGTGCTTCTGGTACGGGTCGTGCTGAGAAAAACCGTTTCCAAATCACCTTGACTGGCGAAGAAGATAGCCTTGCTATCGGAATCACTTCTGCTCAGTTCTACGGTGATGTTGTTCCCGCATAAGGGAATTTTGTAAATTAATTTAAGGGGGCTGGGGCAGTAGCCTCAGTCCCTTTTTTAATTATAAAACTATGGCTTTTAGTTGTGGAATAGTGCTTACGGATATTGATACTATCTGTAACAAAACTTCTGGTGGTTTGAAGCGTGTCATCCTCTACAAACAGAGTGATGTCCAAATTATCACCGACCCCTTTGATGAGAGTATTATACTTTCTGTTGAAGCCGAAAACCCAAGCGTCATCCAGTTCAACAACCGAGATGGCGTAACATCTTTTAATGAGTCCAAGAGTAAGACCAATAACCTTGGATTGATTACCACCACAATCACCGTTCAATTACCGAACATCAACGAGTCACTCAACAAGATTGATATGTTGGGTGTCCGAGAAGATATTGTTGCCGTATGCTGGCATAACAATGATACCGTTACCGTAACTGGCGTTATGGATGGTATGGATATGACCTATGATGCTGACAGCGGAACAGGCATATCAGAAAAAAGTTACATCAACCTCATCTTGACTTGCGAGTCCGGAATTGGTTCTGTGGTTCTTAACGATACGAGTTACTTCGTTGATAAAACAATCTTTGACTAATGGCTACATACGAACCCCAAACGCGATTCTTTTTTCGTAAGACATCTTTAGGCATTGCCTCTATCACTCGTTATGGCGAGGAGATGATTAACCGAGCGGTTGCTGATGATGCTGTAATTGAATTGCAGAGCGAGTGCTTGATTGACGATGCTAAAAATATTCTTCAAAACTAATTATTATGTCATTTAATACTATTGTACGCAATCAAGACTTTCAGGCTTCTTCCTTTGGGGAGTATGGCTTTCGTCTTGTAGAGTCTGGATTCTCTCAGCCCGCTGGTGAGGTATACCGCGCTATCACCTTCGTTGAGGATAGCATTGTTACTGTCACTTGTGGTTCAGGTGATGGATTGACTGCTGAGACTTTCGCTGCGGGACTTACTATTTATGGTAAATTCAATACGATTTCTGTTTCTTCAGGTCGTTTGATTGCCTACATTGGAGGTTAATAGAAGATGCTTGGATTAGGCATTTCATTAGCGAGTATTGGTGGCACACCCACCAAGTCAATTGTATCTTCTGGAAAGGGTGCAAGGGCTTTGATTGATTTAACTATCAGCAGAGCCTCAGACACCTCTACCTCCGAGGGATACGACTGTATGGTTGCTGCTATCTCTGAGATGGGGCTTGATACATTGTATGACTTTGCTGATGCCGTTATTGAGAATATGACCGATAGAATTACAACCACTTACTATGTTGACTCTGTAGATTGCTTGAAGAGCAGCATTGTAGAACTATCACGTTAAGATATTTATGGAAACTTTATACGATAAAGCAAGTCTAATCCTAAATCCCGGTATCTATGATACGGGAAAAGTCTATTGTACTAAACCTCTTGATGGTTCTGGTGACCTCACCTTTACCCGCGCCTCTGATGCTACGCGCGTAAATGCGGACGGCCTCATTGAAAAGGTGCGGACTAATCTTGTTTTGCAAAGTAATACCTTCAACACGACTTGGGGTGTGGGTGGCACTCTTGTCGGTGGTCAAGCCGATAAAGATGGCGGTACTTCCGCTTGGTCTTTTACTTCGGCTGGTGCTACATCTGCATTAGTGCAAAACATTACAACGGGAGGCGTTCAAACATTTAGTTTGTATATAAAAAAGAATGCTACTTACGGAATAAGAATATATTTGTTTGGCAGTTTAAATGCTGCGACATTTTTTGATTTAAATAATGGTGCGGTGGTAAGTTCTACGGGTGGAACTGTTAACGCATCTATTGAGGCTTATAATTCCGAGTGGTGGAGAGTTTCAGTTACTTGTAATAGTACACTATCTCAAATTGCTCTTTACACTACAGATAATGGAGGTGTTCAAGTAACGGGGACAATTACTATCCAAAACGCCCAACTGGAGCAAGGTGACATAGCAACCGACTACATTCCCACCACCACCGCAGCGGTGAGCGTAGGCCCAGTTAGTGGATTGCCACGCCTTGACTATTCGGGGGGGGCTACTTGTCCAAGCCTTTTGCTTGAGCCGCAGACAACCGCGCTTTTAACATATAGCGAGCAGCTTGACAATGCATCGTGGACAAAAACAAACACGACCATTTCGGCAAATGCAGCAACAAGCCCCGACGGCTACCAAAATGCGGATACAATTACGGGCAATGGCGTTACTGGAAACCACTATATTCTGCAAAGCATATCCGCAACAAATGGGCAATCTTATACTTGCTCAATTTTCGCAAAGGCTGGTACTTCTAATTATTTGCAGTTGATTATGGGTGCCAGTCCGTTTGGCAGTACGAATTACTGTAACTACGATTTGAGTGACGGAACAATAGGCAGCTATGGGGGAACGACTTCAAATCGGTTTATTCAGTCGTTTGGAAACGGATGGTATAGAATCGGTTTTACTTGTTCCGCAACATCTACTGCATCGGGTAACTTCTTCCCAACTTTAATTACATCTAAAACCTCAGTTTTTTTTGAATCAAATAGCACTACTGGAAGTGTTAATGTTTGGGGCGCAAACATCACGGCTACCAGCTATGTGCAAAGTTATGTACCAACTTTAGGTTCTGCGGTTACGCGCTTGGCTGACTCTGCGTACAAAACGGGCATTTCTTCTTTGATTGGGCAGACGGAGGGGACTTTCTTTTTGGAGTTTATGACACCGGAAACAAATAGTTATTTTATTAACGCAATAAGCGACGGTACAAATAACAACAAAGTTCAAATAGAATACAACACCACAAGCGACACGCTTATTGGAATCGTCCGCGTTGCTGGGGTAACTGAAGTTAGTATTGCAGCAACTGGAATGACACCAAATACAAGATACAAGGCGGCAATAGCATACAAGGCAAACGATTTTGTTTTTTATGTAAACGGAACACAAAAAGGAACCGACACAAGCGGAGGCGTTCCATCATCAATGTCCGCCATTCATTTAGGCTCTCAAGTAGGCACAGTATTTGAATCCGGAGAAATTTACAACGCAACACTATTCAAGACCCGTTTAACCAACGCCCAACTGGCTGAACTTACCACCTTATGAAATACTTAAAGTACTTTTTCACGCCTACGCAATCAAGCGCATTATAATTAAGATTAAATTAGTTCTCCTAAATAAAGAGTTATGAGTTTTTTTACAGATGCTTCCTTCGTAATGGACCCCAATGTCTATGGTGTTGGAAAATTATATGTTCCTAAGCCTACGGATGGGAGTGGTGACTTGACTTTTAGTAGGGCTTCTACGGGTACTCGGGTAAACCAAGATGGGCTGATTGAAAAGGTGCGAACGAATCTTTTGACATACTCAAATGACTTTAGTAATGCGACTTGGCAAAAAGGCGGTACAACTATAGCAACTGCAACAAGTGGACAAACGGACAAAGACGGGGGAACGGATGCTTGGCTTATTTCGTGGGGCGCAACACAAGGCTCCAGTTATGTGTACCAAAGCATTTCCAGCCCTTCAACGCCCAACACCGCTTCTTGCTGGGTTAAGGGCACGGCTGGGCAGAAACTAAGGTTTGGGTATGGTGTGAATGTTGGACAAGGTGCGGAGATTACTTTTAGTGGCGAATGGCAAAGAATTAGCCATACATCTTCAAGCGGTACTATTTTATTATTTTCTAATTTCATAACGGAATTCGCTTCCAGTTTTTATGTGCAATACTGCCAAAGCGAAGAAACCGACTTCGGGCCTACCGACTACATCCCAACAACCACCTCTGCTGTATCTGTAGGACCTCTTGCTAACATCCCTCGTTTGAATTATGGTTCAGATGGATGTCCTTCATTGCTCCTTGAGCCACAACGGACGAATTTGGCAACCTATTCGGAGCAGTTTAACAATGCGGTTTGGGTTAAATTAAACATTACCGTAACTGCAAATGCGGCAATTTCCCCCGATGGTTACACAAATGCTGACCTTCTAAATATAACTTCAGTTTCTAACTACATAGACCAAAATGGAACTATTGTAAGCGGCTCAACTTATACGGTTTCGTGCTATGTAAAGAGTGCAGTTTCTTCAAGTCAAACATTTAGATTGTACGGAAACGCAAATAAATCTTCAAGCGCATTTACTGCTACACAAGAATGGCAAAGGTTTACCCATACCTTTACAGCAGACAGTGCAACAATGAGTACTGGTATAGGTTCTTCGGCATTAGTTCAACTTTATGCATACGGTTTTCAGCTGGAACTCGGAGCCTACGCCACCTCCTACATCCCCACCCTATCCACAAGCGTGACTCGC